CGGCGCGTTGTAGCCGTGGCAAAAAAATGGGAGTGCAACCGGATCCAGATAGAAGACACTCCCGGCGCCCGTTCGATGGAACCGCACATTCAAAATGAAGCCTTGGAGCAGGCCTGGCGGCTGGATATTCATTGGACTGAATTTTTGCAGGACGACACCGCGGCACAGTTGCGCGTGAAAGCGGCAGAGCCCCACCTGATTGCCGGCCGGCTGCTTTTCTCCGATGGCATCGCCAACGTGCAGGAAGTGTATCGGCAGCTCTACCATTTCGGCATGGTCGATGATAAAGAGATTGCCAGCGTAGTAAGCCAGGTGGCAGCCTGTTTGCCAAAGTCGATCGCCGCGGAAGACTTCGACAAAACCGACGAGGAAGCATGGCGCACCTTCCAACAGGAAGACGCCTACAACCGGGTGTATGGCCGCGGCGTTTACTCCGAACCGGACCCGCCGGTACCGGAAGAATTGGAAGCCGAAGAGTGGGAAGCGCCAAGTAACGATGCACTGAGCGAGATGATGCCAGGACTAAGCGGATGAAACTTATCATGATGGCTTGCACCGGCCGCAGATCGCGCACCATTCCCTTTGACCGCAGCGAGGCCTTAGAGCTGGTCAAGCAATACCCAGGCATCCGCGGGATCTGTGAGCAATGCGGATGCTCCGAGTTCAACCCATGTATCAAGCTGGGACCGCTCGAGGACGAAAATTGCGCATGGGCCGATGCGCAACAGACGTTGTGCACCAATCCGGCATGCTTGGAGAAGGCGCGCAACAAAAAAGACTCTGCACCGAAGCGATGCAGAGCAACATAAAGGTACTCACGACCATGGGCGATTGCCCAATTAACAGCGAGGGAGCAATCGCCCGATTTTAACCGAAGGAGTAAGGCGCATGGCTGAATTATCAGGGCAGGTGGCAGGATCACAAACCATCGAGAGCGAAGACGTTGAATTAAATGGCCCGCTGCTCGCTCCGCGCTATACCGACGATGCCGCCGTAGAGCTGGTAATTCAAGACGCCATGCGGGCGCGCACCTACCTTGACCAAAAGCAATGGAATTTGCATTGGCGCGAAGCTGATGTACTTTTCCAATCCCCCCGCACCAACCAATCGTTTGAAGGTTCCACCGTCTCACGCGCGAACATTTCGCGGTTCACCGTGGCCAAACATTGCAATAGTCTCGTGCCGGCGATGAAAGGCGGAATCTTTTACGAGACTCCACCCTTTTTGATTCGCCCCAGGCCTGGGACAAGTCAGAACACCGCGCGAGCGAAAACCGCGCTCTATGGCACCTTACTTGACGACGCCGATTTTGAGAGTGAGTCAGAGTTAGCGCTTGAAAGCATGACCAACTTTGGAACCGTGATTTGCAAAGGCGGCTGGGTTAAGGAAACCAAAATTAAAAAAGTGCGCAGCCCCAAGCAGGCGCCGCAGATCATAGACATTCCCTTTGGCGGGAAAATTGTTGTGCACACCAAAGAGAGCGATGCGCGTGTGGTCAAAGATCAGGAAGTCACCACCGAAAGCCTCACGTTTGAAATGTGCGAGCTGGGCAGCGTTTTGATTGACCCGACCTGGAAGAAACCCAACCAGTTACACAAGTCTGCGAAATACGTTATCCACGTCACCTATCCGACTTTCAAGGATCTAGATAAGCTGCGTGACGATCAAGTTTTTGACGAGAAAGGGAAGCAAATCGGCGGCTATGACATTCCCAGCGAAGAGGAATTAAAGGCCTACTTTTTTACTCACGAAGGAAACGCCGGCGCCCCCAGCCAGGTACAGCTAAATCTCGGCGGCCAAAACTGGTCAATCCACCACGCCCAAAACGATGAGGAACCGGCCAGCGAGGATCCACTAGAACGGCCCATGCAAATGCTCGAGCGCTGGGATGATACTTACGTTTACACCGTACTGGTACCGGACGGAGGCGACAGAGGCGTACTCATCCGCAACGAAGAACATTCCTTGCCCTTTATTCCTTTTTTCAGCGCAAATTTTTGGAATATCCCGACGGCTGGATATGGGCTTGGCGTGGGACGTTTGGCGGGCTCAGATCAGCGCATTGAAAAAGGCCTCACAGACGCCGTGCTTGATATTCTTTCGATGTCAGTAAATCCCATGTACGCGAGGGACCGCGGCGCCAATGCCCCCACCCAACAAATCCGGCAACGGCTGGGCGGGATTGTCGACGTAGACACCAAGCCAGGGCAAAGTGTACGTGATGTATTTGGAATCATCGAGCAGCCCAAGACGCCCCCGGAATCGTTCTCTGTGCTACAGGCCGCGGCGCAATCCGCGCAATCTACCACTGGCGCGGATGAAGCTTTTACCCAAGGTTCGTTGCCCGGTAAAGGTGGATCGAGCGCGGCGCGCACGGCCACCGGCGCGGGCGGGATTATCGCGGCCAACGCGGGTAAAATTCAAGGGCCAGTGGGACATTTTGTAAGAGGGATCCTGCTCCCGCTTATCGAGTTGTGCGAGTTCTTTGTAAAGGACCGCATGAGCCCGGCCAAAATCCGCGAGATTTTAGGCAAGGTATTGGGCGAGGCCTTCGAACTAGACGCCCAAAATTTCTATGAGTCTGAGGATTTGTTCGAATGCTTGGCCGGCGCCCATCTGGCAGCCAAAAAAGCGATGGCTCAGGCCTTGCCGTTACTCGTGCAAATTTTCGAAAACCAGCCCCTCATTCAGCAGCTCAACGCGACGGGTTATGTAGTCGATGTGCGGATGCTGCTGGAAATGTTTATGGAAGTCACCGAGTGGAAAAACGCCCGCGAACTTATCCGCCCCATGACTCCAGATGAGCAGAAAAAATATCAGGCAGCGAACCCCGGAGTGCAGCGCGTACAAGGGCAGCTCGCAGCGATCCAAGCACGGCACCAAGGCAAGAGCGAAGAAATTGACCAACAGAACGAGGCCGCACTAGCGCGCGACTTGCTAGGTAAGGCATCGGATGAGGCAGCGCTATTCGATGAGCGGAGATGGGACCGGGCCCAAATCGACCAAAGCGTTTACGCACCTTCGGGAGCGTAGGAGGATCCATCATGGTACATCTACCCTTGATTTTCGTAGTTCTCGCCCTTTGCCTGTTTGGCCTGGCTGCGTTTCTCACTCCGGAAATTCATCGCTTGCGATTGATGGCCGGCGGGCTATGCTCTTACATGCTGTCACTTCTCTTTGGAGCGTTTATCAAATGAAAGATTTCAAGATGCCCGCGTCCGGCTGTCCGGAATGCGGGCACGTGATGGATGGAGCAACCAATTTAACGGGGAGCGGAGCGCCAACCGCGGGCGATTTTTCCGTTTGTATTCGTTGCGCTTCTATTCTGCAATTCACTCCCATGTTCACGCTCGAGAAGGCAACGCCCGATGCTCTGCGCAAGCTATTAGCGGAGCAGCCAGAGGATTTTCGCGCGCTCATTCACATCAAAGCGTTACTCCATCGCGCGAGAGGCAAACAGCGCCGGCGGCGGCACACGTGGAATTGAAGATCCGCACAACCCGAACTTTGAAGGTCACCGAGGTACAGATAAACGCCGAGGAGCAGGAAAGTTTAGCGCAATTGGCGCTTGATCCGCGCTACATTTCACTCCTGAATGTGATGGAGCGCGGGTGCATTGAGCTCGAGACGGCGCACTTTAACTCCCCGGTGGGCGAGCCTGAATCTGTTTTAGGCGGGCACTGTGTAGCCAAGGCCGCATGGCTGTTTTTTATCTATGTGCAAAAAGCGGTTATGTCGGCCTACAATTGTCGGACTGGACCCGACGAAGAAACGGAGCCCGCCCAGCTAGAAGACGTGCTCCAAGGTATTCAGTGAAAATATCCGCCATATAGGCGAGGGATATATGCCGAAAAGCTGGGAAGATTTAGGCAATGGCCTTTGGAAGCTCACCGTAACCTCTGTTGAGGGCATCCAGCCCCAGGTCTACAGAGGAACCAAGGACCAAATCACCGATATGCTAGCCGACTCCAACGCGAACGCTACCAAGCGAATCAACGAGTTGAAGCAAAGCAGCAATGGGAATGGGCAGCCGCAGACCCGGCCCATGACCGCGGCCGAGCGTATGCAGGTGGTTGCCGACATTGGCGACCCCGCCACTGTCGACAAGGCAATAACCCGCGTCATTGAATCCACGTTGGGCCCGGTTGAGAGTCTTCGCCAGAGCGCGGAGAATGCGCCGGCGGAACGCGAAGAGAGGCACACTCGCCTGGCTGTCGAAACCGCGGAAAGTTTTACAGAGGAAACTCCAGACTGGTACCCCTCTGATTTCAACAAAAACGCGCTGGTGAACTTCATGCGTACTCAAGGCATGAGCCCCATCAACCGCGACCACTACGCCCAGGCCTTTGAGGAATTGCGCGCGGCTGGACTACTGCAACGCAAACCCGAAGAGGACGACGAAAACCCCGAGTCTGAGGAATCCCAGCAGCCGGAGCGTACTGCTCCCACGCAAACGGCAAGCCCGAAGACTCCTACCCGGATCTCTACCGGCATCCGCTCGAGCGATGTGAGCGGAGAGCGGCCGAGGCCCACTACACGGCTGAAGTATTCGCGGGAGCAGCTTGCAAACATGGGGAAGGCGCAATACAAGACACTGATGCAAACGGATGGCGCCGAACTGGCCCGCTGTGAAGACTATTACGCCAAGCACCCGGCAAGACGAGCAGGTTAATTCCGCGGACCCCGAAGCCAGGGGAGCGGAGCATGAAGCAGGATCGTGATTTTCTCAAGCAGAGAAATTGGATTGTAGAAAACATTCTCTTTCCAATTCTCTATGTGCTGGCCCTGTGGGGCTCAGCGATCGCCTTTTTGATTCGACAGGAAGGCAGCGCATTTGCTCACCAGGCGCGCGTGGGCGCCGGCTATTCCCCGGCATCGAATCAGACAAGCAATCTCACGCAAACCCAAGTTAATTACTACGATAAAAATTTCGTCGAAAATCTCAAGGCTGAAACTCCGCACTACCGATGCGTCGAGCGCCGGCCATTGCCCGAGAACAGCGGTAACACATTAAACCTGTTCGAATACGTTTCGTTTGGTCCGGATCTAAGCCAGGCGCCAGAGGGAACGGTAGGCACCGGAGAAACCATCAACATCTTGACCGACAAGATTGTGATTGGGAACTACGCGGATTATCTGAATTACTCAAAATTCTCGCTCCAGCTCGCCATTGATCCAGCTTTAGAAAATGGCGGCAAAGAGTTGGCCTATCAGTGCGCGCTCACCATTGCGACTCTGATCAAAAACACCACCGACTCATTGAACCTGATCGACGCCAGTGTATCGACGCCGAACGCTTTCAATGTGCCATTCAACAAGAACAACATTACTTCCGCCGTGGCCAGTCTCCGCGGGCGAAACGTGAAGCCGATGGAAGGCGGTAAATTCTGCGGGCTCATTGCCCCCTTTGCCTGGGGCGATGCGCTCAACGATGCTGCCAACAACAGTTTTACGGATGTGCTGAAAAGCAGCGTCGAGGGCACGAATTTGCTCAAGGAGCTGCCCGGCGGCGAAGGCGAATACGTTGAAGCCGTGGAGTGGGCGGGTGTGCGTTTCTACGAAACTACCGTAGTCACACAGACCTTGAACTATCAAAGTCATGCCGGCGTCACCGCCTACCGTACTTACATCTACGGACAAAATGGCGTTATCACAATCTCGATGGGCGCCAAGGAAAACACGCAAATTGGAGATGGCGATTGGCGGAATTTGAAAGTTATCACCAAGCGCTATGACGACTCCAGCGTGAGCGATCCAGCGGGCATGATCGGCGGATCCGCTGCGTACAACTTTAACTTTGCGTTAGGCGTCGTGCCCGATACCACCGGGCGCGTGCGTTACATCGACGCCCCAACGCTCATCTCATAACCCCAACAACGAGCAACACAAAGCGAGAGGGCCAGGATCCAGCAGCGGTAACGCTGGGCCTGGCCCGCGGGAAATGGAGCAAACATGCCATCCAAAGAACTCACCGAAATGGAGCAGGTTGAACTTGATTTCAAAAAGCTCCAGGTCCGAAGAATGCGCAACGAGATGCAGGCCGAGGAAGAGAAGGCCGCAACCTTAGCCGCGCAGCGCGCACAACAAGTGGCCGATTTCAAAAAGTCGGAAATGATGAAGTTGCGCAAGCAGGCTCAATGCAAACACCGCAAGGGCGGGCGCAATAACAACTTTGCCAAAGGCACCGATGCAAACTATTCCATCAACATCAACACATACCCCGATGGAAAGATGGTTATCATGTGCACCCGATGCGGCAAGGAAGTGGAAAAGCCAAATCCCAAGCTACGCAAAACAGACCGCAAACTTTATGACGCGATGTGGGCGGAATGGCAGAAGTGGCTTGAATACCCAACCGACAACTCCCCCAGCGGGAGCAAGATCTTTGAACTTGTACAGGATGCCGCATGAGCAAGCCAGGATCCGACCT